GAAGCAGGTGATATGCTCATGGCAGTAAAGTCAGGACAGAAATACTCAATGGGAGCTAACAATATAATACAAAGCGTACCAAAAGAAGGTATGCTGAAACCTAATGGTATGATTTTAGGTCTACCTAACTTAAGAAAAATATCTACAGATGATGGTAGAGAGTCGTGGGTATATGATAAAAAACTAGGTAGGAATATAATTCAAGAATATATACACCCTGCTAAAGTTTTTCAAAGGTGTATACAATCGTTAGCACGTGATATTATTGGGGATCAACTTCTATCAGTTTCAAAAAAATATAAAGTAGTTTTAACAGTTCATGATGAACTAGTCATGATTTGTAAGGAAGAAGAAACAAAAGAGTGTGTATCGTATGTAGAGCAGTGTATGACAACTGCTCCTGTATGGTGCTCAAATTTACCTTTGGCTTGCGAGATTGGAGTCGGGGACAATTACATGGATGCAAAATAATGTCTAATTTAAAAACATGGTCTTATTCAGCTGCAACTACGTTTGAGAAATGCCCTAAGCAATATCAACACTTGTATGTTTTAAAAGATGTAAAAACAGATCCAAATCAAAAACATTTTTTGTATGGTAACGAAGTTCACAAAGCAGCGGAATTATATGTTCGTGATGGTGTAGAACTTCCTGAGAAGTTTAATATATTTAAGTCTATATTAGATAAAGTTAAACGGATTCCTGGAGACAAGTATTGTGAACATAAAATTGGTTTAACTAAAGACCTAGAGCCATGTGGTTTTTTTGATGACAACGTGTGGTGGAGAGGTGTATTAGACTTATTGGTTATAGACAAAGATAAAAATTTAGCTACAGTCATTGACTATAAAACAGGCAAGTCTAGTCAATATGCAGACACAAGACAACTGTCGTTAATGAGTGTAGGTGTATTTAAACACTTCCCTGAAGTAGAAAGTATCAAGTCAGCGTTAATGTTTTTAGTAAGCAAAGAACTAATAAAAGAAGACTACAACAGTGAAAAAGTTGAAGAAATGTTTGAAGAATGGGGTAAAATAACACATAGGATTGAAACTGCGTATCAAACAAACGTGTTTAATGCAACACCAAACTTTGGATGTCGTTGGTGTCCTGTAGCTAGTTGTGCACACAATGGAAAATAAAAATGAGTACAGAAAAAAATAAAAAGAAAACTACTAAAAAGAAAAGAGATTATAAAAGAGAAAATAAAATTTATAAATCTAAACCTGAACAAATAAAACTTCGTTCAGCGCGCAACAAAGCACGTCGCCAAGCAATCAAAGAAGGCCGTGCAAAAGTTGGAGATGGTACTTCAGTAGAGCACATTAAACCATTAAGCAAAGGTGGTAAAAATACTCGTAAAAATACTAAGATAGTATCGTTTGCTGACAACAGTTCATTTGATCGAAACTCTGATCGCTCTGTTCGCAAGAACACTCCTGGTATATTCCTCAAGAAAAAGAAAAAGAAAACAGCCACTAAAAAACCAAAGAAAAAGTCTGCATAATTTACATTGTTGTGTTATCATATATAACGATTAAAAATTAAGTAAGGTTTGTGTGGATATAAATACAGCAACTTTAGACATAGATGTTAATGACATTACAGACAAAGTTCTTGCTTTGAGAGAATTATGGATTAGCAGGTCTAAAGATTATCCTTTTTACACTCTAGGTAGATGTGCTTATCTTGACGGAAAACTTGATTCATATTACAAAGATTCTGCATGGCAAAATGATATATTGTTAGGCGAATTTGATGAAGTGTATGAAAAAGTTTTAGACACGTTAAAAAAAGAGTTAAAAGAATCTGTGTATTTAGCACATGATTTAGCCATACCAGGATTTCATATATTCCCCTCACATCCTAAGTTTACATCTATTGCAGGCAGTTGGCATCAAGACTACCCACACCACACTTTAAATATAGGTGACACAGACGCATCAGCTTTTACTGTTGCTATAAAGCTACCTGTATCAGGAGGGGGTATGGACTACATAGATGAATTTCATCAACAACAATATTTTCCATATCGTGAAAGAGACTTGGTATTGCATGATGGTTTAACTATTCATCGTATAGCAGGTTTAAAAAAATTTGTACCAGGAGAATACAGAATTACTTTGCAGGGACATATAGTCAGAAGAAATAATTTATTGGAGGTATTTTTTTAATGATTGAATTTGCATTTGTATTATTAGTATATAACACAAGTCTTGATGAGAAGTACGTAGGTTCATTTAAAAGTTGTGAGATTGCTCAGATCCACTACTTTATGTATCAAAAGCAAAAGTATAATGGGTTTAGATGTATTTTAAAAGAATATGCGCCTAAACGAGAGAAAATTAAAAATATAGATATGAGTAACGGTAGTTGGAGATACCATGATTCTCATGCTAGATGTAAATATAAAAGGAACTGCAATGGCTAAAATAAAACAGAGCGAACAAGTAAGAGAACCTGTACATAAACGAACGAGTCAGGGTGGAAGGGTATGTAAGACTTCTACTATGAATAAACATAAAAGAAGATGCTTTAAAAAGTACAGAGGTCAAGGAAGATAATGGAAGTATTTAAAGACAAAGCATTAATTGTGAACACAAAAAAACCTGATGATATTTTAAACTCTATAGATAAAAGTACATTGTTAAAAACATTTGATAATGGAGTTTCAAAAGTAGTAGTCAAATGGGGGTTAGATGAAGTATTAAAACTATCAGCATTGAGATTAAAAAACATAATATCTCCTATATCTAAAGAGTATGATTGGCCTGGTATATTTAAACCGTTTGATCATCAGAGAACAACAGCAGAATTTTTATCTGCGTACAAAAGAGCATATTGTTTAAGCGAAGCGGGCACAGGTAAAACAGGGGCAGTTATATGGGCAGCTGATTATTTAATGAACAAAAAGAAAGTAAATAGAATGCTTGTTGTTTGTCCTCTTTCTATTATGCAGGCAGCTTGGCAGGCAGACTTTTTTAAAACTGCTATGCACAGAACTGTAGCTTTGGCTCATGGAACAGCAGAAAAAAGAAAAAAGATTTTAGCTGAAAACACAGATGTGGTAATTATTAATTACGATGGAATTGAAATTGTTGAAAAAGAAATAGCTGAAGGTGGTTTTGATTTAATTGTAGTAGACGAAGCTAACTACATTAAAACAGTAACAACTAGAAGATGGAAAGCTTTAAATCGTATTGTAAAAAACGACACATGGATATGGTTATTGACAGGAACACCTGCAGCACAGGCACCATCCGATGCGTATGGTTTAGCTAAACTTGTCAACCCTAAATCAGTACCAAAATATTTTGGTACATTTAAAGACATGGTAATGCAAAAAGTAAGTCAATTTACCTGGATACCTAGAAAGAATGCACAAGATATAGTTTTTAAAACATTACAACCTGCTGTTAGATATACTAAAGAAGAATGTCTAGACTTGCCTGATGTTACATATCAAACAAGAGATGTGCCATTGACACCTCAACAAGATAAGTATTACAAAAAACTTAAAAAAGAAATGTTTATAGAAGCTGCAGGAGAAGAAATAACTGTAGTAAACGCAGCAGCAATGTTAACTAAACTACTACAAGTTAGTGCAGGATCAATATACACCGACAAAAAAGAAGTTATAGAGTTTGATGTTAAAAACAGAGTTACTGCTCTAAAAGATATTATTACAGAAGCAAGTCACAAAGTTATAGTTTTTGCTCCTTTTAGAAATAGTATTGAATTAATATTAACAGAGTTAACAAAGTCAAAAATATCCTGCGATTGTATACATGGTGGTATTACAATGAACAAACGATCTCAAATATTTAAATCATTTCAAGAATCAAAAGATCCACAAGTATTAGTTATACAACCTCAATCAGCTTCACATGGAGTAACACTTCACGCAGCTAACGTTGTTGTGTTTTGGTCACCCGTGGTATCTGTAGAAACATACATACAATGTTGTGCACGTATGGATAGAGCAGGGCAGAGAAACCCTATGACTGTAGTCCATCTTCAAGGTAGTCCTGTGGAATCAAAGATATACAAGATGTTACAAGGTAAAATAGATGACCATGTTAAGCTAGTAGATTTGTATAAAGAAGAATTAGGAATTAATCAATAAAAGTCTTGACACTGTCAAAAGTTGATTATATAATAAGAATCCAACTAATGAGAGGAGCAATGTATGGAACTAGATGATAATCAGCTTGAAAAGCTTATGCAAGCTGATATTAATATGCGAGAATCAATAGCAACACTTGAATCTCAGATAAGCGATATAAAAACTAAACGTGCTCAGGTACAAGAAGCTTTGAATGAAGCCTGCAGAACTCTTAATGTCAATAGCATTAAGACAAAAGCAGGGACACTAACTAGAAAATTAAAGACTAGATATTGGACAAGTGACTGGCCTGAAATGTATAAGTTTATGAAAGAAAATGATGCGTTAGAGTTAGTAGAAAAACGTATTCAACAATCAAACATAAAGCAGTTTATAGCAGACAATCCTGAGTTAACACCTCCAGGGTTACAATCAACAAGCGAATATACTGTATCAATACTTAAAAACCGTAAAAAAGAGGAGAAATCATGAACACAGAAGTAGATATTTTTTCACAAGGTGGAGCTGTTGCCACTACAACTGGCAGGGACGATGGCTTTACTAGTAACATAACAGGAAGTTCTATTACATCAAAACGTATATCTATACGTAACAATGTGTTTAGACTAATGGTGAATGGTAAAGAGATCGACAAAAGTGACGAGCGCCATATAGATGTTGTTATAGTTAACGCTTCACCATCAGTACATAGAATGTATTTTGCAGGTGAATACAAACCAGGTATGAAGTTATCACCCCCTGCCTGTTGGACATCAGACAGCATTAAACCTGATGCAGAAGTTGATGGACCACAAAGTTCTACGTGCGCTGAGTGCCCACAAAACATAAAAGGTTCAGGACCAAACGGAACTAAAGCATGTAGATTTAGCAGAAGAATTGCAGTAGTCAGAGCAGATGATTTGAATGGTGATGTGTTTCAAGTTACTCTACCATCACAATCTATATTTGGTAACGGCACTGCTGAACGAAGACCTCTACATGAATACACTGATTATGTAAGAGCTAACAATCAAAACCTTATGTCTGTTGTATCAAGAATGTCTTTTGATATGGACTCATCAAGTACTAAAGTAGGGTTCAAACCTATTAGAATACTTAATGACGAAGAGTATGATTTATGCTCTGAAAAAAGTAAAAGTGATGATGCAAAAAGAGCCATAACTTTGACAGTAAATATAAACAAAGATGAGAGTGGTGAAACACCTGCACCTGCACCTGCACCTGCACCAAAGCCTAGACCTGTAGATGCTTTTACTGAAACTAAACCTGCAGAAGAAGACAACATACCTGAACCAACAAAAAGAGCAGAACCAAAGGCAGAACCTAAAGCAAAAGCACCTGACCCTAAACCTGCTACAGGCGATGTAAGTCTTGATGATCTTGTAGACGATTGGACATAGGAGGGATCATGAGAGGATATTCACAAATTGTAATAGAAGCTAATCAAGCTGCTGAAAAAACACTGGGTGTTGAACGAGGTGCTGTATGCATCAAGCTAAAACATCCAGTGCAAAAGGTTTCAGAAAGTCTTAACATATCAAGACAAACAGTATATGATTGGTTTTCAGGTAAAGCAAACCCAACTAGACTTAAGAAAGATGAAGTCGAAAAATTAATAAGAGAGCTATCTAAAAATATAAAGGGTTAAAATGCAAACGAAAGAGTTTTTAGACCTTGTATGGTCTGATCAAGGGTACTACTGCGTAGTAAGCAAAGATCAACAAGACAATGTAACACCTATATTTTTAAACACAGTTGATGATGCAATAGCTAAAGTTAATGTTTTACTAAAGAACAAGTTAGATGTGTACTATACATGTTCGACTTGGATAGAGAACACAGACAGAAAAGCTAAAAATGCAAGAGAGCAAAAGAGATTTTGGCTTGACATTGATTGTGGTTTTGATGCTAAAAAACGTAGGTATAAAGACTACAAAACTAAAGAAGATGCTATGGTTGCGTTGAGAAAGTTTACAGACGCAACTAAACTCCCTGCACCAATGGTAGTAGATTCAGGTAATGGGTTGCATTGTTACTAGCCTTTTGTCAATCCTGTCGCCCCTGCTGTATGGAAACCTATAGCACAGGGACTTAAGTTTCTGTGTGTTAAACATGGTTTTAAATCAGACTCTGTATGCACTTCAGACATCTCAAGAATACTTAGAGTGCCTAGAACCAAAAACTTTAAGGATATAAAAAACCCAAAAAGTGTGAC